ATAAAAAAATATCAATTTCTCAAATTATCTCTCTTTGACCCATAACATTCTAATTTTTCATCTTTAACATTCCATAAATCTCTCACTCCTTCTGTCATATGACAATTGTGTCGTTTACCAGTCCTACGACCAAAATCAACAATCATATCATTGTGACGATTACGAATGGAGTGTGGACACTCTTTACAGGGTTTTTTCATTTCAACTTGAGATCTATAAGTTCCTTGGCATCTTTCAACTTATCGAATTGATATTTTACACCATCAATTGTTACTTCGTAGGAATGCCACTTGGTGAATTTACTATCACCACTCTGGAATGTTCGTGGGTCTCTTTTTCGGAAAACATTCTTCATCTTGGATCCTTCATACTTGACGATCTCAACACCGCGATATTCTCTTTTAGTTTCATTAGTTGTCCACATGGAACAAATATAAGAAAACTTTTCTATTAAAACAAAATTATTTTTTAATTGGTAGAGTTCCTACAACCTGAATTGATACGGTCGTAATTCCTGATCTAATGAAATTGAGTTGCTTTGCGGCACCATAAGATAGATCAATAAGGTGTCTTGACGATTTAGGTAATCGATCATTTATTTTAACATATCTAACGGAATCATTTTTGAGGTTCACTACCTTAACTAATGTCCCAAACTTAAATGTTTTATGAGCGGCGGATAAACTATCTCTATGAAATCGTTCTCCTGACGCTGTTAATCTACCGGTGTAGTTCTGACCGTAATATGTTGCGGTACCTTTTTGAGTTTCATTAGTTGTTAATGAACATAAAAGTATAATAAGTGATATCATCATTTGTCTCATATTATTAATATAATAAAAAAGACAAACTAAATAAAGATAGGAATTAGAACTTATACTTGGTGCTGATTTTTATCTTACCTTCTTTTTGTTCTTTGACTTTTTGATAGAGTTCCCAATTTTTGATCGACTCTTCAACAGGTTGTTGATCGTCTTTTGCCATTGCATATAATTTAGAAATTTTCTTTATCATTTTGTTTGCGATGTATTGGAAGTTTTCTATTTCATCCTCAAAAAATTTGGTTGGGTTCTTTTCGTATTTCATCACATAGGATAAAAACTTACTTCTAACTTCATCTGTTTTTTCTAATTTTTTCACATCCTTTTCTAAATGGTTAGGTAGAAGTCCAAGTTGTCCTCCGAATTTTAACATATCATCCATATGATGGTTGGTCATTTGAACAAAAATTTCCATTCTGTTATTAACCAAGTCAATGTAAGCAACTTCCAATACTCTATTTATTTTTTCATCTAAAGTCATTTCGGATGGATCTTCACCAATATGATCAATAAGAGCATCCAACCTATCTTCATTTTCTTTTAATTGATTAATAAAATCATCAAATGTGAAATTTTTAATTTCAACCAATTGTTTAAATACTCTGTTGTTTTCTAAAAAATTCAAAAATTGTGATTTTGTAATATTTTTACTTCTCATTGAAGACGCGACTTCAACAGGTCTAACAAGATTTTCAATACCATGTATGTAATACAAATATCTAAAGAAAACTCTATCTAATGGGGGTATTCCAAAATTACCTCTTTTTTGTGTGGCTTGATACATTGCATCAGGACCCATCAAACCAAACTTTTTTGATTGTTTATCGTACTTGTGTTTTATCTCATGAGCCAAAGACGCAATTTGCTCGTCTTTATCTTTTTCCATTTTTTGAATAAGTCCTGAAGGTTCCCAATTTTCACCAACCGCAAATGTTATTGTTAATTCCAAAGTTGTTGATGGTTCAGTTTCTTTCATGTAGACATCCCTATTAAACGAAAAACCTCCTGACATTCCCATTGAAATAATGTCTATCACTCCATCTCCGTGACCTTCTACCTTTTCTATTTCAACTTTAAGTTCGTAAGAATCAATCGTTATTATTTTCTTATCACCTAATTTTAATTCTATTTCACCATCAAATTCATATTCATCTTCAATACTATCTATTGATTTGATGTCATTTTCAACAATTTCATATAACATTTCAGCGGCATCCAAGATAGAATTGGGAACTCCTAACGCTTCAGTTATTAATCTTAATTGGTTTTCAGTGATAAGAATATTTTTCATACTAATAAATATGTTGGAGTTATAATTTAACCTACAACTCCAACTAAATCATCTAAGTGGTGATCATTACTTAAATCAGAACCAATCTCACGGCGATCCATCATATGAACAATCTCCGTAATTTTATATGGTTGTATGTTATTACCATCCATACCAACATCTAATCGTTTTCCGTTACCCCACTTGTTTTGGGCAGATAAGTGAACGTGTCCGTGAAGATGGATAACACCTTTATTAAGACCATGCCAACTCTGTAGTGGATAATGACATAAGACAAAGTTTTCATCCTCTACGTTTACCTCCAAATAATTTTGAACCGCTATGAATCGGTCTTTAATAAACCCCCTGTCATTTTTAATGTGGTGATCATGGTTACCTAAAACCAAGTAGATGTTTTTACAGATCAAACGATCTAAAAACTGCTCTAATTTATCAAACCCACCAAAAGCAACATCACCCAAGTGAATCAAGGTATCGTCCTGACCAACCTTTGAGTTGATGTTGTTTATGATCGCAGCGTCCATTTCATCAAGATCTCGGAAATCTCGTGTTGAACTTACCGGTATTTTACCATCTTGTGTACGCCAGTTTGTAACCCCACGACAAATATTTTTGTGATGGTAGTGAGTGTCGGATGTGATCCACACAATACCGCTTGTCATTAATTTATCAAATTTCATTATAATTTTATTTCAAAACGCTCACGCATTTTAGTTAATACTTCATCAGGGACATTGTGTTCGTTCACTCCGCCGTGTCTATTTTCAATTATTATTGAGAACACTCGATATCCATGTGTTTCTGCTAGTTCAAAGTACGGCTTCATTTCCCACTCCTGAGTGAATGTGTTTGAGACTACAATTGTTTCGTTTAATCCTGCAGTGTTGTTCATAATCATAGCAGTATTAACACTATCTTGACACCACTTATGAGCTTCTTTGATTTTAAACATATCGAATTTGTACTCACCGTCTTTCATAAAGAACATGTCGGCTTCAAAATGCTTCCCACCCAAAGATTTTGCGAATGTTGATTTACCACTACCAGGTATACCACGAACTATATATAATGTTTTCATACTACAAAGGTAAGAAAAAAAACGGCATAAAAAAAGGGAGTTTACTCTCCCTTAAGTTTTTTTTTAGATTGGTTTAGATATCTATACCTAAATGTTGTTTGATTGCTTGTTTTGTCATCGGACCAGCAATACCATCCACATCAAGTCCTGCGTTAAAGTGTTTGTTTAATCTGGTTTGGATATCCATGACCTCTGTTTTACTTTGTTCTTTTAAGATTTCACTTTCAATCATGTAATTTTTAATTTTTCTATACTGTGATTCAGTTACTTGTATTTTTTTCATTTTTTTTATTTTAATAGATTAATTATGTCTCATACTTTAAAATTCAGCATACATTTTATCGGTAACTATAGTACTTTGTACTTCTTCTTCACCACCTTGTTCGAATGGATTGATTATCTCATCAGGTGGGAAAGCCTTTAATATGGTATCGTAATCAAATGGATATGTCTGTCCACCTCCACCAGTATTAGTTTCACCACCATCAGGTACAGGTGTAGGTGCTGGTCCTGTTTGAGTCACTTGAGGTTTGGCAAAATATAAATTTTTCTTAGTTACTGGACAAAATTTATATTTTCTAATTCTTGTTTTGTCATTCGCTAATTCTCTATACCTTTCTACAGTTATTTGAGTATAACCGGCATCTGTGAATGATTTAACAATACTTGGACATCCTTTTTTACTTGGTGTTGGTGTTGGGGGTGGTGTTGTTGTTCCACCACCTTTTGACATTTTACAAGCATATTTAAAAATTTCAATTTCGATATAACGATCTTCGTTGAAATAACTATCGGTAGTTCCATCAAGTTTAAATTTTTTGTTACCACAATTATAAATAATTGTACCCTTTCTTGCCCCTTGTTTTGTTGACCCACCAAATGGATTAAGGCTACCAACTAATTCGTATTTAGTATCTGAAATTAAAACGTTTGGTTTTTTTACTTTGAAAATTGCACCTTTAAATAGTTTTAACTCATGTAGGAAACCACCGCCTTCGGTTTTTTCGAATGAAACGTCATATGGTAAGGTTAAGTAACCATTTTTTTTTGTTTTTTTATTAGCATTCGCAATTAACTTATCAGCCCTTTCTCTTAATTTGTCACCTTGTTCTGAAACAACTCCTCTTTCTTGATCAATTTTTTCTTTATGTAAGGTAAGAATCCTTTTAGATTCTTCTTCTGTTAATACAAATTTACTTTTCATACTATATTTTCTTAATAAATATAAGGAAAATAAAAAAAGGTGAGATTTCTCTCACCTTAATTTTAGGTCCGACATTGAATGTCGTTTACTCCACCACTTTGTTTTGATAGAACAAAGAAACTATAATCTTACCATCCAAAGTTTAACTTTACGACTTGAGTTAAATATATCAAAAAAATCCAACCCGTCAACCTTTCCTGAAACAATATTATAATTAAATAAACTTCCACCAATATTACCCCAAGCCGTATCATACAGACTTAATTTATACGTAGTTGGAGTTACACCTAAATTATACTTACTCGGGTACCCGTTGAATGTGTAGTCACTCGTGTTAATGAATACCAAAGTGTCTGATCGGTCTTCATACATCATATCTGTATTAAGAACTTTTGTGATCACCCAAGTCTGTCCTGCTAACGATAGTGTACTATCCACCAACGTAGGATTGGTAATAATTGGTTGTGGTGTAATCGGTTCTTGCGGTACGAGCTCTTGTTTACTACAAGAACTTAAAAAAAGAACACTCGTCAAAATACTTACAAATACTTTCATCATACTAAACTTTCAATTTTGTTTCTAACTTGTTCACTAACACTAATCTCACTGACATTCGTCAAGATTACCGACTCTTTCAATATCTTATGTGGAATGTGTACCAAGAAGGTATTACCGTCAAAGTAAGAAAGGTCCTCACCAACGTTCAAAGCCCCATCTACCATTTTCAAAAAAATCTTGAATTGGATTGGGTCAACGAAAGACTCGGTAAGTAAGTTACCAAATTTCTCATTCATAATTCTAATGGTGTGGTTGAAGGTTGTCTTGATCATCTGTGATTTATTTCTACAAATATAGTAAATCTTTTGAAATCAAAAAACTATTTGAGGATTTTTTTCAAAATATCGTATAATTCTTTTGTGTTCTTTTGTTTCGGTATGTCCTTACTCTCAAAGTATTTGCAAGTGGTGTGTTCCTTACCGTGACTTGCCTTCTCTAACTCTGCTTCTTTTTTATCTTTTGTTTCTTGTAAAAAAACAAACATCATTCCTGTTTTTAACCCATCTTCGTTTTTAGTATCAATCATACCAACTAAATCAAGATCTGTGGTAAGTTCAATATTTGTTTCCTCATGGACTTCTCTGATTGCGGCCTGACCTGGTGATTCACCATTTTCAATACCACCACCCGGTATAGACCAATTGTTTGGTAATGACTCTTCAGGTGATCGTTTACATAATAAAACCTCATCACCATGTTTAATTATTACACCAGCACTCTTTCTAAACTTTCTCATAGATATTTATAAATATGAAAGTAAAAATAAATGATAACTTTTTTAATGTTAAAACTGTTTTAACAACCAAAGACATTCAAAATGGTATGATGGGCAAAAAGTTTGACGGAACTTTTGATGGTATGTTATTTTTAATGAAAAATGAACCACACTCCTTTTGGATGAAAAATTGTGTAGTTCATTTGGATATCGTTTTTATTGATGGTGATCAGATTACAAAAATCCATCACAACTGTAAACCCTGTCACTCAGATAAATGTGAGAATTATGAGGGTAATGGTGATATGATCTTAGAATTACCAGGTGGTGATTGTAGAAAATACAATATTAAAGAGGGTGATGTTATTGATATTGTATCTTAACTTGTTTTTTCTCATCAACAAACGCTTGTACTCTACCTCTTGCAACGTCAGCATAATTTGGTGAAAGTTCTATTCCTAACCAACGTCTGTCTAATATCTCCGCAGCCACCAAACTAGTTCCTGATCCTGCGAATGGATCTAACACTACATCGTTCTTGTAGGACAATATCTTAATCGCCTTTGTTGGGATGTCCATTGAGAAGGTCGCCTTGGTGAGTGATTTAGTATCTGCAAAGTAATTCCACTGACCAAACACAAGTTCCATAAATTCTTTCTTATCATTCTCGTCATAGACCATTTTGTTCCTTTTAGAACCATCTTCATTCTCAATTTCAGTTAATTCGCCAGTCCATTGTGGTTGACCTTTGATTTTTTTGATGTGTTGTTTTTTGTATGCCAATATAACACATTCTTTTGGGTTATAGATATAAGGCGAACTTGGACTCATCCAAGAACCCCAAGCTGTTGTCTTACTTCTATGTGGTGACTGCTCTTCCAAATCCACAATACCAAAGAAACCAAAACCAATTTCTTTCATAATCTGCCACATCTCTGAGACAAAAAAGATACGACCACCTTTTTTCTGTCTATTAATTTCATAGGGAATATTCAATGAGATTCTACCATCATCTTTTAATAATCTATATGCCTCTGATAACCAAGATTTTGCAAACTTAACATATTCATTAAATTCAACATCATCCTCGTGAACATCGTAAGCAATCCCAACACCATATGGAGGTGACGTGACAATTAGATCAACACTACCCTCCGGTAATGTCTTCATTACCTCAATACAATCTCCGTTAATTATTTTTCCTGTTTCTATCATTTTTTAAATTCCTGCTGTTAAATGGTAATAGTATCCTTTACTGGATGTATCGCCAAATGATTTATATATATTGTAATCTTTTTCGTCATATAAGATTCCACTCACAACTTCCACACGACAACCGATGTCATCCACTTTGAATCTTAATTTGTCAATATCAAACTCTTCCTCTAAAGGAATGTCGTAAACGATGTGTTCTCCTTTACAATAATCCTCAATGATAAGGTATGCGACCTCACCACAATATTGTTCTTCGTAATCGGTTATATCGCTATCAAGATCTTCACTCTGATAAACAACATTACCTTCTTCATCTTCAACTCTTACAAAGAATGCATCAGGGTATACACCCATAATTGATTCGTTTGGTGCGTCAAAAAAAGTATCAACACCTAAGATCTCACATATTTGATCGTAATCTAACTCATCTTGCTCAACCCCACCATCTCGCAGAGTTTCGTATTGTTCTGTGTTTAATTGGAAGGGGTAAACCTCAGCACCTTTACCTCCTATTGTAATTTTATAGTATTTCATTTTGATATATAATTTACGATTAAACCTGTTATTAACACTATTATTAATACTGACCCAAACCAAGCAAGTATTTTAAATGACTTATAGTTTCGTTCAATATGTTCTTTTGACCTACCTTGATTTTCATCTAAATCCCATTCTTTTTCCATAATTAAATAAAATTTGAAATTAATTGTGCCAATTTATAACCTGTAAACGCTCCAATTGCGGCGGAACCAGGAAGAACTATAAACTTACCTAACATTGTTTCATATTTCTTCCTATTCACAATATACGAAATTAGAATGTAATAAACAATATAGTTAATCAAAACTAAAAAGTCCAGTTCTTTTGCCGCAAATACAACAATTGAATTTCCAAGAAACCCCCACATAAAGTTAATGAGGGTTTCACGGATTAATTCGTTTGGTGTTGTGATTGCGTCCAATACGCTGATCTCTCTATCAAGACCTGTTTTTTTCTTCAAGTGTTCCGATGTGGTGTTGGAGGTACCAGAGTGCCTTTCTGAGGTCTTCAAGTTCCTTATCTTTTCCTTTTTTTCCTGCACGACTTATATATTTTACTGTATTTCCTAAACTAAATCCTAATTCCCAAGCATCAATTACTTTGATGGCTTCGTAAATGTTATTTTCTCCTCCATAATGGATAGGGTGATTTACTTGTTCTACTTTTGGTGTTGGGCACTGACAAGTTCCCGTTCCACCACATACACATTCTTTATCCATTATTCTTCTCTATATTCTTTTAGTAATTCTTCATTAGATATTGTCCCATATTTCTCACTAAGTCCATCCATATCAACATCTTTATTAATCATAGTTTTTGTATCATAAAGAAGTTGGGCAACATAAAGGGAATTAACAATCTCACGAATAATTTTGTATGGGTCAGCGTTTGATCCAGGTCTACGATCCTCAACATACCCTTTCCATTCTTTTGCAGTGTCCTGAGGAACTCTAATTGATGCTCCGCGATCAGACACACCCCAACTGAATTTATCAATTGATTGTGTTTCATATTCACCAGTCAAACGAAGGTTATTGTTTGACCCATAAGCCTTAATGTGATCTTCGTGTCTTGATTCAAATGCATTAAATAATGACATAAAGTATTCTTCGTTCCCATCAAATCTCATCATATCGGTTGAGAAGTTAGTATGAAGACCCGATCCATTCCATTCTCCGTGTGTAATTGGTTTTGGGTGAAGTTCAATATGGTAACCGTATTTCTCTGCGATCTTGAATAAGAAGTATCTTGTCACCCAAAGATCATCACCACCTTTTAATTTTCCTTGCGAGAATACTTGATATTCCCACTGACCCAACGCAACCTCAGCGTTTGTTCCAGTAATATTAATACCATAATTCAAACACATATTCAAATGTTCTTCCACAAATGGACGACCAATAACATTGTGACCTACACCACAGTAGTATTCACCTTGTCCTTTAAGGATGTTTCTTTTGTGTCCCAAAATGTTTCCATTCACTTCTTCACGAATGAAATATTCTTGTTCAAAACCAAACCAAAGATCTTCAAAACCTTCACCAATACTTGATCTCTTATTTGATTCGTGTGATGTTCCATCTGGATTCAACACCTCACATAAAACATATACGGGATCATTACCTTTCAAAAAATTAGGTGGAGCGTAATGTCTAACAGGTTTTAACAAACGATCAGAGTTTCCTGTCTGTGCCTGATTTGTTGATGACCCATCAAAATTCCACATTGGGAAATTTCCATCAAGGAAAGCATTCTTAACGGATTCATAATCAACAATCTTAACTTT